AAAATCTTACCGGGGAATATATCCATGTTTTGACCGGGAACCAAGCTTGCTTCGTCTACGTCAAGAACCAAGTTGCCAGCAAGAGCCAAGTTGTCGATTGCCATCCGAACGTGACCGTTCATCAGCATCTGTGCATCTTCCATGTTTTCTGCTACGCCAACACCCCAGATTTGATATGGGTTGATTTCGTAAGGAAACACGTTGAATGGGATACGGGCAGGTGTAAACGGATTTAGTACACACCGAATAACTTCGTTACCACAAACCCAAACGTTAACTTGGATTTGATCCATTGGCCCCATGTTAGATGGGACTTCCATACCTGCTTGATCGGCAAACTGTGCGTCTAAAACACCCCAGTATTCTAGTACTTCAAAGCGATTCTCTTGATAGTACGCCTCAGTCTCATCTTCGCGGATAGTATCTTCAAAGTACTTATCCTCGTAGTTAGAACCTTTAGCGATTACATCTTCAATTGCATCTTTGTAAAAGTACGGATGGTTGATAAGGTTACGAAGCTGCTGTTTGTTCATGCGGTGACGTTGAATAACGTACTCGCAATCTTCTACGCCTACAGCAGACGGATCTGGATAAAAGTCCCATACAGAAACGTGCTCAATACGTGGCACTACTTTCTCGTAGGGGTTATATACACGATTACCTTCGTCGTCTTTTTCCCATTTGTGGACACGCTTATAAAAGTTAAACGGTCCTTTGATGATGCCTGTGCCTAAAAGTGCCGATTCAAATATGCCGCTACGAAACACGTTTATAGCGTTCGTATCTAAAAGTTGATCGTGGATCATCTTTTCCATCTTGAGTGCTGCACGTTGTGCAGGAGATATCTGGGCTTCTCCCATCAAGGCAGGACCGGGACGAATAGGTGCCCCGTTATATCTATCCTTCGAACCACCTAAGTAATCCATAGATGGTTTTGCTTCTAAAGCCCCCGGACCAAAATCCCGTCCATCTCCGGCGTATCCATACGGATCTTCCTGTGGAATGAGATCGTCTAAGGGCGTTTGCAAATGTGCAAATTCAGCGATACCTTCTGGTACTGGGGTAGATTCCACAACTAAGGGAAACTTCTTGTTGGCAAAAAGAATATCAATGATCTGACCGTACGCTGCAAGAACTTTCGTTTTAGTAATCTTTATGAATACCTTTGACCGTTCGGTTTCACGATACTGAGTTGTAGAATCGTAAATACCACGAAAGTTTTTGTACGCCTTTAGCCAGCGTTGTTCGTAAGCATACCGACCATTTTCGGCATCTTCGAACTTTCTTTTGATATGACCAACAAGACCCGGTAACCCCTCTTCAGGGTTGTGGACTGCTACCTGAGTATCATCAGGTGGTTGAAGGAAATTTTCAGACATCTGATTTTAGTAGTCGCGTTCTTCAGCCATTTTCATCACTGAAGGATCAACTGCTTTTTTTGTCATCTTCTTTGGCATGTCTTCAGTCAAAACACCTTGCTTTGCTTTGGTGTCGAACTCAAGACCTTCCCGATACAGTTTGTTGCAGCCCATCATGTCATCAACGCCAGTCTTGTCGCTGTTCATAATGTAGGCTGGACCCATATTCATGTTCATGATTTAGTCTCCCAATTTATGGTGTGTAGGAAATGAAGCCTGTTGCTTCGGTGCCAGAACGAGAAGCTTCTCTCGCTTGGCTCAATCTTTCTTGGTTAGAAAGAAAAGAGGTTGGTACATTTTGTACAGCATCTGGAATGCGTACAGGTGCAGCAGATGTTTGATCAGTAAATAGTTCTGGTTGATCAGCCATAATCCGTTCAATAGGACGGGCAGAACCGGGATCTGATACCGGAGAAGCCATAGATTGCCCCGCCGCAATAACATCGCTAGGTGCAACTGGAAGAAACTCTGTAGCCCCCGCTACCGCCCCTGCCGTTTTTGCAACAGGACTAGGTAGACCTAACGCCTCTGCTTGTTGCGTCACTGCACTGTACGTCTGTTCTGCAGCAATAGCAGCACCAGCATAAGGAATTGCAGCAATACCCTTCTTAACTGGAGGTGGAACCTTGCTATACATATCCCCGATAAATTTTAGGGTGTCCTTATATCGTGCAGTGCTATCTGCAGCAGCCTGTGCAGCTTTTTCTTCTTTCTTTAGCAGACGTGCTTCGCTCAGTTTAGCTTCTGCTTCTGCAACCGTTGAAGCGTTTTCACCCCGACGGATTATAGCTTCATCTCTAGATTCTAATTTTTGCTGTGCAGCTAGTTCGGCTGTGGCTGCAGCCTCTGCAGTCTTTGCTGCCCGAAGCTGTTCGCCCTGTGCAATCTCTTCGGGTGTCGCTACTCTAGTATCTACAGGTGCGCCAGACGGACGTGCAAGGGCTTCTGTTTCTGGATAGTCTGCGTTAAAATCCTCAGGCAGATCTAAGCGAAGTGCTTCCCCTAGTCCTTTTGCATCAGAAGCACCGACAGCATCTGCCATCATCTTTTCGTAGGCAAGAAGTATTTCGCCGCGCTGTTGTAAGCCACCAATGTCTTCTACATCAGTATAGTAGCCTGTCATAACTTTGTCAAGTAAGCTATCACCTCCACCTTTGTGGCTGATAATTTCACTTGCTAAGTCAGGACGACCAAGTTGGTTTGCAATAGCAGAAGCAGTTATACGTCGTAGATCTGTATAACCAGAAGGTTTAGTTAGTAGTTTGTCCAAAACTTCTTTCGGTATCTTTGGAAAAACGTGCTTCTTTAAGGCTGCAGATATCTTTCCTGTAGACATGTCTGGAAAGAGTTCGCCCGTATCTCCTGCAGCGTCAAAACGACGATCTAATATTGCGCGAAGAACGGGACCTGCAGGTTTGTCTGGCCCTTTTCCTTTACGACCCCCGCCTGTAGCTACTTCTGGATCACGAGCGATACCTGCTTCTCTGTCGTAGTATGGACGTGCAGGACTAACTCGTACTGCAAGGTCGCGGCTTGTACGCATACCTGCTAAGTCTTCTCCACGATAGCCAAGAAGGGACGCCATAACAGCATCCCTTGTAACTGGATCAGGAATATCGCCTATGCCTTCCAAAACCGACTGGAGAACTTCTGGCGGTATGGCACCTTTTGCAAGTTTGCGGGTGCCTTTTGCAGCACCTGTACGAGACAGCTTTAAGTCGGTTACGTTTGTTGTCGCTGTTCTAAACGGGCGAACAATATTCTTTCGTATATCGTCGCCAATACCGCCCGTCGGTGACTTAGACAATTCTTCAAATGAATCGAACGGCTGGTCTAAATCGATTTCTTTTTTAGATAGCTTTGCAAGGTTGTTTGAAATGCCCAAAGTATTACGGGCAGGACCAATTACCTCACGAGAAAATGCAGTATTAAACTTGTTGTAAAATTCTTTTGTATCGTCTAGTTCAGCAAGAAGGGGTTCGTTAGGAACACCGTCGTTGTACATCTTTGCAATAAAAGCATCACGGATAGTATAGTTACCCGTGTCGATACGCTGCTTCACTTCTTCTAGGGAAGGGATGTTACCATCAGGAAACAGGTTTGTTTGTACCTGACGAAAAGCATCTACAACCTTTTGTTCGTTTTTGGTTAGTTGTGCCATAGATTAGTATCCGAATACTTCGTCTTGTACTTTGTACACGTGATTTTTGATTGCGCCTAATTGTGAGTGTATAGAAGCGTAGCCAGACATACGTGTCATTACCATGTAGCGTAAAGCATCGTATGCGTGATCTTCAGCCTTCGTGTCTACGTCTTCGCTATTCGTCTTAGATAGAGGTATTCCCGCAAGCTGCTTAATGGTATGCTGGCAGGTAGAAAATACTCGTAAGCGTGGTTCTTCTGTGTACGGGTCATTGCTCAGTCTCCTATGAACTTCCATCTTACCTTGAATACGGTTTCTGTCTGATGGTGTCCAACGTACACCACAACGCATCATTGTCTCTGCTATGGATGGGCCGAAACCTGTTTTGTTCCAGCAAGACGAATCGAGTACGGTGTAATGAGGTAGCGGGTCGAGTTCTTCTGCTTCTAGTATTTTACTAGCTAAATCTTCCGCTGTCAAGTGTTTTGCATATAATTCACGATAAACCCAAATATTATTATCCCAGTCAATAGCACCCCACAGAACTGCAGACGGGGACGAATAGCCATAGTCCGCTGCTCTAATGCGAGGCCAATTGGTAGGTAATTCGAAAGGTTCGACAACGTGTCTACTCCGTGAAAACTCTGGGAAGGCCGCTCCCTCTGCCACATCCCAATCCCCCTCTAGAAGTCTCTTCCGCTCAACTTCTGGGAGCGAACGCAACATGGCTTCGTATTGTCCGTCAGCCATGAGGTGGGGATTATCAGTCAGCCGTGCAGGAACAAACTTGCGGTAGAACAGCGGCTGACCTGCCTTCTCGTGACCATTGGGCCACACAAAGGGCTTCATCGTATCTATGTCGTACGCAGGAAAGGCTTGGTTTTCTGTGCGTGAGTCGATGTACATTTTCTTAACCCACCAGCCACCGACGCCGCCGGGGTTGGCTGTACAACGCATATATAGATTCTTTTGAAGTTCAGGATCTGTGGAACGTAATCTAGAACGCAGGTAGTCCCAGACGTAAGGAGTTGGGTATTGGGTTATTTCGTCGATACCTATCCAGTTGAAGGCTTGCCCTTGAAAACGGGTTACGTCCTTGTCTCTGTCTAGGTAGGTAAACCAAATCGTGGCACCTGATGGAAAGACCCACGTTGATTTTGATTCGCGGAACTTTGCTCCGGGAAATGCCTTAGTATATAGTTGGCGTGATTTATCTATCAGTTCGGTTAGTTCGTCGAGGGTGCGTCTTAGAAGAAGACCCCGGTGATTAGAATTGTGGCAGTAACGCAAAGGATCGGCAAGTAGTGCGAAGCTTTTGCCGCCGCCAGCCGCTCCCCCATACAATACGTCTTGTTCACCTGCTGAAAGAAACTCTTCTTGAGGGCCGGGGTTAGCTTGGAAAACAACTTCAGAATCACCAACAAGGTCGGAAACGGATGGGGGTAGAACGGAGAGATCTCCCTCATCGATGACGTTTGTTCCTTTTCCAGTGACTCCCTTTTCAACTCTTCCAATTGTTTCTTCCAGCTTTCGGGCATAACTTCTTTGTGCTTCCGCTTTCTTCGTAGCTTGTGTAGCTTTCTTCTTTGCAGCCCGTAAACGCTTTTGTGCCCCACGACGGGCACGTTCAGCGGTGGATAGCTGATAGGTTCGTTTCTTCTTTGGTGCGTCGGTTTCCGACAAGGTCACTTCTCCGCAGATTTTGCTGCAGGGCGTCCCTTAGAGTTTGGGTTGGCTTCGTTCCATTTTTTCATGCCAGCCTCAACCATTTCTTTGTCGTCACCGTAGACGCGAACGAGATGGTTGTACGCATCACGTCGGTTCATCGTTGTGTAATCTGTTACCGCGTCTTTTGCAGACTGGTATATGTTTCCGAAAAATTCCATAGGTTATGCCTTATAGTTTGCTTTACGTCCGCGACAGGCTTTGCCGCCATATTTCATCTTTACACGTCCACCGCGCTTGTAACCAGAAGGTGCTCTTTTGTTTATTCTACCTCTGCTGTATGATCTCCCCAAATCATCTGTGGTAACATTCTTATAATCTTCTACAGCGAGGTCCAACAAATACGCCTTTATGCCTTCGTCAGTGTAATCGAAACTGTCTGGTAGAGCCTCTTGTATGTTTTTTCTCATAGCGGCTCTGGCTTGTTTTTTTCTGGGCAGCTTATCAAAAGTAGGAACCAACTTACGTAGAGCGGGACCGTGCTTTTTAATAAGTTCCGCATAGTCTACTTCTTGTTTAACTCTCTTTGGTGACGGATTCATTTTAGCCATCGATCACGACTTCCTTCTTCGGTGGCAGCAGGACTACGCCGTGCACTGCCGTTACATTGTGGTTGATTTGTTCCTGCTTTGCTACGCCGACACGGTTGAGTAGTGATTCGGCAGCTTTGAGGCGCAGGTCGTCACCTCTTTCCGGGGCGGGGTTGTCGATTGTATCGACTAATCGGTTTGCGGCTTTTAGTGCGTTGGTTGCCAAAACCGACTTGGTGCGTTCGATGATTT